AGACCAGGGCTTACAAGAGGAGTTCCTTATTTAGCACCAGTTATTGAAAGCTTAAAACAATTAGATCGCTACACAGAAGCAGAAATTATGTCAGCAGTAATATCTGCCATGTTTACTGTTTTTGTTAAATCAGAAGATGAGGAAGGTTTAGCTCCAATGACACCACTAGATGAAGTGGGAGGTTCGAGAAATGATGGTGATTATAAATTAGCACCAGGTGCAATTCTTGATTTGCAACCAAATGAAAATATTGAAATTGCTGATCCTAAAAGGCCAAACCAAGCTTTTGATCCTTTTGTGCAAGCGATATTAAGGCAAGTTGGCGTAGCTTTAGAACTGCCTTTTGAAATTTTAATCAAACATTTTACAGCAAGCTATTCAGCAGCTCAAGCAGCTCTTGTTGAGGCATGGAAGTTTTTCTCAAGCAGAAGAAGTTGGCTCGCCATACAACTTTGCCAGCCAGTCTATGAAATGGTAATTAGTGAAGCTATTGCTAAAGGCTTACTTAAAGCGCCAGGATTTTTTAATAATCCAATTATTAAAAATGCTTATCTAGGAGCTCAGTGGATTGGCCCACCAAGAGGTCAGATTGATCAGCTAAAAGAAGTTAAAGCAGCAGAGCTTCGTGTGAATATGGGTATTTCAACTTTAGCCGAAGAAACTGCTATTTTAACTGGTGGAGATTGGGAAAGAAAATATCCACAAATTTTAAAGGAACATTCCTTGAAGCAAGAAGTTGGCATTATCAATCAAGCAAAACAAGACAATATCAATTTAGAAAAAGCAGATGAATGATCTTTTTAAAATAGGTAAATATTGGGCGATCGAACCTGATTATTTGAAAGCGATATCGAAAGAGTCGCTATCTACCAGATCAGAGAAGCCACTAAGTAACAGCAGATCAGTTTCAATTAGAGATGGTACAGCAATTATTCCAATTCATGGAGTAATAACAGCCAGAACAACTCTTTTTAGCTTATTTGCTGGCGGAACTTCATTGGAAGATTTAGCCAAAGATTTTAGCGAGGCTTTAAATAGTAATGAGGTAACCTCAATTCTTTTTGATATTGATTCGCCTGGTGGTGTTGCAGTTGGCCCATTTGAAATGGCTGAGATGATTTTTAAAGGAAGATCAAAAAAGCCAATCTATTCCTATATTGGAAGAAATGGATCATCGGCTTCTTATTGGTTGGCATCTGCCACTGAAAAGATATTTGTTAATCCATCAGCTTTGGTTGGATCAATTGGAGTTGTAACAACAATTCCAGTTCAAGAACAACCTGATATGGATGGTTATAAAAATATCGAGATTGTTTCAAGTAATGCAGGTCATAAACGACCTGATCCTAAAACTAAGGAAGGATTGGCAGAGATCAGGCGAGAGTTAGATGATCTTGAATCCACATTCATTGAATCAATTGCCAAATATCGATCTATTACGCCAGAAATTATCAAAGCAGATTTTGGGGGTGGTGGCGTAGTGATTGGCAAAGAAGCAGTTAAACGAAATATGGCTGACGCACTTGGAACTTACGAGGAAGTTTTAGGTCTACTAAATCAACAAAATCAATCAATAACAATAAATAATCAGATTATGTCTAAAGAACAAAATAAAGAAATTAATGCAGGTATTTCCAAAAAGGAAATAACTGCCGATTACATCAAAAAAGAATTTCCTGATGTTACCAAAGCTATTATACAGGAAGTATCAGAAGATATTAAAAAATCAGCTTTCAATGAGGGTGTCCTCGCTGGTGCAAAACAAGAGCGAGATAGAATTCTAGCAATTGAATCTGCTGCTCTTCCAGGTCATGAAGATTTAATTGAGGAAGCTAAAAAAGACGGATCAATTACTGCTGAAAAATTAGCTCTAAAACTCATCGCAGCAGAAAAAAATAAAGCTTCAGATTACTTAGCCAATACAAAAAAGGCGGAAGAAGACATTCCTAAAATTGGGCCAAATATCGATAAATCTGACACAGGAGAAAAGCAAATTCCAAAAGATGCACCTCTTGAAACCAGAGCCAAATCAATATGGGAATCTAATGCTAAAATTCGAGCTGAATTTGGTGAGGATTTTGACGCTTATTTTGCCTTTGCTAAAGCAAATGAAAGCGGTCAGGTAAGAATTTTATCAAACAATAAATAAGGAAAATCATGACAAAATTAACAACAGATACAAATAGAGTTTACGAATTAGGAGATATCAATGAATTTCCTGTTCTTGGTGGTGAATTAATTTATCAAGGTGCAGCTGTCGGTTTAGAAGTTGCTTCTGGTTATGTCAGGGATTTGCAAGTTGGTGATAAATTCTTGGGATTTGCCGAAGATAATATCGATGCAACCAATTCTTCCGATGGAGAAAAAAATATTAGAGTTAAAAGAAGAGGAAATGTCACTTTAGAATTAAGTGGTGCTGCTTTAACTGATGTTGGTAAAAGCATTTATGCCACTGATGATAATACATTTACCCTTTCCAATACTTCATCAGTTTATATCGGTCAAATTATCAGGCATCAATTAGGCGATGAAATAATCGTTGATTTTGACGCAGCAAGAGTGACCCCAGCTTAAATCTAATAACAATCAATTTAAAGAAAATATCATGAGTTTAGCAGAATTATCATCAAGGGCTATTATTGGCCGTTATTACAAGAGACTAAATCAAAAATCAGGCATGGCTTGGGTTGAAGCAGTTTCAAATTATTTTACCTCAGATCAAGAATCAGAAACTTATAAATGGCTAGGTCAAGTTCCTGTCATGAGAAACTGGGTTGGTGGCAGACAAGCAAAAGGCTTTACCACTAATGGATTAACCATTGAGAATAAGCACTTTGAAGCAACTTTAGAAATTCCTCTAGTTGATTTAAGGCGTGATAAAACTGGTCAAATTGAGGTTAGAATTAATGAATTGGCCGACAGAACAAATTCACATTGGGCTCAGCTTTTATCAAAATTGATTATCAATGGTGAAAGTACAGTTTGCTATGATGGACAATATTACTTTGATACTGACCATAAGGATGGAAATAGCCCTGTTCAAAGCAATAAAATCCAAGTCGATTTAACTGCCTTTGCGGGTCAAATTGATGGTGGCGCAGTTGGTGATATTGCAAATCCTAGTGAAGCTGCACTTCGCTTAGCAATTCTAAAAACCATTCAGCAAATCCTTTCATTTAAAGATGATCATGGTGAACCAATGAATGAAAATGCCTCTAAATTCTTAGTGGTAGTTCCAACCTCTTTATGGTATTTGGCAAAATCAGCTATTGCAGTTCCACTTACTGTGGGTGGATCAACAAATATGGTTAAAGTTTTGGATGAGGTGGATATCTCCATAGCGCAAAATCCAAGACTTGGCTGGTCTGATAAATTTGCTATCTTTAGAACTGATAGCTCGGTTAAACCATTCATTCGCCAAGAAGAAAAGAATGTACAACTAAAGGCCATTGCTGAAGGTTCTGAATTAGAATTTAAGCATGATAAACATTGGTATGGTGTCGATACTTGGAGAAATGTTGGTTATGGCTTCTGGCAACATGCATGCCTTACTCAAATGATTAAATCTTAATAGTAAGAAATTATGAGCAAAAATTATAAAGTAACAGGTCATATTGCAATTTTGGGAGTTGGAATAGTTTTAAAACTTTCCAATTCTCAAGCTAGCATTAGGCAATCTTCATTAAAGCAAAAATCAAAGGATACTTATACAGTTCTTGAGCCAGTGCAATTTAAGCAAGGTGAAGAGATCGTTATTGTATCTGGCAATGTTTCAAAATCTTTACTAAGTAATCTAACTGATTTATCAGAAGATAAGAAAAGTAAGGATGATGGTAAAGATCAAAAACCTGCTAACAATAAAAAATCATCTTCTAAAAATCAGAGTAAAAATGATGCTAAAAAAGATGCTAAAAAAGATGATAAAAAGGCAGATGAGACTTCTAATGAAATAATTGATTTACCTGAAAATTCTGACGAAGCGATTATCAATAATAATGACATAAACAATCTCCCAAATGTTTGATTTTGATGGCTTTATAAATAAGCCATCAATTCAGATTTTTGGAAGATCTGCAACGATTACTCCTGCTAACAATCAATTTGCGCCTTTTGAAATTAATGGTGATTTCCATGAGAATTATCAGGAGGTAAGCAATAAAGCAACTGAGGCTGATATTAGTTCAAATGAAATTGTAATCTTTGTCAGAAATGCTGATCTGCCTGATTATTATCCAAAAATTAATCAAGGAGATAAAATTGAAATTGATGGCAAAGATTATCAGATAATTGATGTTCAAACTCATATTCCAGGAAGTAAAAAACTAGTTTTGCATGAGTCACAAGAGGCAAATAATTAGAGATGCTATAATTAATCAGCTAAAGGATAAAACTGATGCTGGAAGCAATGTTTATGGTAATAGAGCAAAACCTCTTTTTGATCAATCAATACCTGCAATATTAGTTTATTCAAAACAGGAAAATATTCTTGAAGATCAATATAATATTGATGGCTATGCACCGCTCAAAAGAGATTTAGAAATTGCCATTGAAGCTGTGATTTTAGGTGGTGATGATTTTGATCAAAAATTAGATGATATTGCCAAGCAAATTGAATCTGCCTTGGATGGATTTGAAATCGAAACCAGAAAAGCCGATTTAATAAAGCTAAAATCAACTGAAATCGATTATTCTATTGAAGGCAGTAAAATTTATGGAGCGGTCAGATTAACTTACTCAGTGATTTATCGAACTGAGGTAAAACAACCTGATAATAGCGGAACTGCAATAACAGAAATTGAAAGCAACCTATGAGCAATAAAATTAAAATACAGATTATTTCAAATCACACAAAATATAAAAAAGATCAGATTATTGAGGTTGAAGAAAAGGAAGCGATTCCTCTTTTAACAACAGGAAAAGCAATTAGAGCTCGTAAAATTCCCGAAGCTCCAAAAGAAAACAAATCTGATAAGAAACTTAAGAAAAATGATATTTGATGAGCAAGATGGTTATGCTTTATCTGACCTTGCTAAAAGGCTCTCAAATATTATTAGAATTGGCACTATTTTTGAGATTAATGTTCAGATAGCTAAAGCCAGAGTAAAAATTGGTGAATTAGAAACTGATTTTTTGCCTTGGGCAAATGCTAATAGCGGAAGCAATAATAGTTGGAATCCACCAGAAATTGATGAGCAAGTTATAGTCCTTTCTCCTTCTGGAGATCTAAGTCAGGCGGTAATTTTGCCATCAATTTATAAAAACAATGCCAGCAATTCTGACCAAAATATAAAATCAATCACCTATCAAGATGGTTCAAAAA